ACAAACCCTATAGAGCTACCTCTAGGAGTAGCAGCGTTACTTAACCCTTACCGCATTATATCTACTAAATGAATATAGGCGGACTAGATAGAAGAATAACAATACAAAAGCCTACGCTTTCAGCTAACGCCTACGGCGAGCGCGAAGAGAGCTGGGGTACTTTTGCTACTTGCTGGGCTCAGATAGAGCGCAAGCCTGCTGCTGTGGAGCAAAATAGCGGTGAGCAAATGGTAAGCGTGAATAAAGTTGTTTTTAATATCCGTTACAGCTCGACAACTAAAGCAACTAAGGCAGGGTACCGTATTAACTACGATAGCAAAAACTACAATATTCTAGGAGTGCATGAGGTAGGCAGGCAGGAGCGCATACGTTTAATTACTGAAATTATTGAGTAATGAGCAAATTTCAGGTAGGAAATAGGAGTAGGGCAAGGCACGGCCAAAGCATATCTATAGAGGGTATGGATAAAATAAATAAAAAGCTAGATAAGTTACTGCGCTGGAAATTTGAGGCCAAGGATAAATTTATAGCACTAAATACTAGAGTAGCAGACGTATACCCTAAATATTTGCGAGCTAACATTAAAGACTATCATAAAAACATAGATTTTAGAGGTAGTATAATTAAGCCAGGACAGCTAAGAAAGTCAGCAGGAACGTGGCAGCCAAATAAAATGTATACTAATGTCATGGGTGGGCCTAAAACTAACAATATATTACCTAGAAAAACTAGATGGCAGGCCGATGGCTTCTTTTCTCACATAGTAGAAAAAGGAGATTTTGGGCCTAGGTTTGGAGGTAAACACAGAACGCAAAATACTGGAGTATTTAGTAGGGGGTTACGATCAACTAAAAATAGAAGTAAGAAGTTACAGGTAATGTTATTGCGCAAAGAATTTACACGTTATATTAAGGCGGCATGATAGTAGGAAAAGCGATATATAACATACTAAGCAACGTAACGGCAGTTACTGATATTGTGGCTACTAAGATATACCCAGAGATAGCGCCACAAAATGAGAGCCAGCCCTATTTAGTTTACTCTGTAGTGAGCAATAGCCCTACAGATACTAAAGAGGAAAATGGTAATGTAGATGAGGCGAGCATAGAGGTGTATTGCTTTAATACTACATACTCAACGGCAATAGATTTAGGCGTAGCTGTACGAGCTGCGCTAGAGAGGAAAAATGGAACATTTGGAGGGGTAAAAATTCAGTCTATAAACTATACAAATGAGCAAATGGATGTTAACCCTGATCGCTCTATATGGGTGTGTATACAGGATTACACGATAAGAATAAATAATTAATAAATATGGATTTTATACTTGAAAACTGGGAGGCTATTCTATTAGCCTTAATGGTAGCAGCAAGAGCTATCTTTTCTCTAATGCCATCTGATGCACCTGCAGTTAAGGTGTTTGGCTGGCTAGATACTTTGGTAACAGCACTTGTCGGAGGCGATAAGCGTAATAAAAAAAAAAATAAATAATTAAACATGGCACAAACAACAGGAATAATCAACGGCTCCGACTTAAAAATAATGGTCGCAGCTGAGGGAGGGACAGAGCTGATCGTAGACAACATTACAGATTGCTCTATTTCAATTACAAACGAGATGCGTGACAGCACTGTGAAAGCTAACGCTGGTTACAGAGCTTTATTACCAGGCATGACTTCTGCAACTTTAAGTTTTAGCTCTATGTATGCTACGGATTCAGCAGCAGGCACAGGGTACGAGGCATTGAGCGGATTTCAACTTAACAAGACTAAGTGTGATTTTCGTTTTACTCACGTAGTAGGACAAGCAGCAGCAGAAAACGCTGGAGATTTCCGTTACCAGGTGAAGGGTTACATTGAGAGCCTAGAGCTTTCTGGTGGTACTGAGGATAACGCAACGTACACTTGCAACGTACAAATCGTTGAAACTATCGTAAGAGAGGCTATTTCATAAACTCATGGAAATAACTATAGGAAAACGTATATACCCAATGCGCGCAACTATGCTAGCTTGGCGAAATTTTGAAAAGGCAACGGGCGTAAAAGTTACAGAGGTAGATGCTACAGATGTAACTCTAATACCTGAACTTATTTACTATTTTGTTAAGGCTGGATGCGAGGCTCAGGGCATGAGGTTTACTATGGATGTGGAGAAATGGCTAAACGAAATAGAGGTAACTGATTTACCTTTATTAGTTGACGCTATGACAGAGGTGATGGGAGGTAGTAAAGAGAAAAAAAAAGCGAAGAAAGGCAAGAGCCTTTAACGTGGAGTAGGGTTGAGGAGCTGGGGCTAGGTCTATTAGGGCTTACCCCAGGCTCTCTCTACTCATTGACGTTTTTGGAATTTGCTAACGCGGTAAAAGGTAAGCGCGAGGCTATAGATAGCGCAGAACGCTCTAATTGGGAGCGTACTAGATGGCAGACCGCATACCTTTTAAACGTACATACTAAAAAAGGGCATAAGATAAAGCCTATAGATTTAGTAGTTTTTCCTTGGGAGGAAAAGCAGCAAGCTAAAAAACCGCAGATTAGTGGTTTTATGTTATTAGAAAATTTGGCACAAAGGAATAAATAGAAGGGCATGGCAAAGCTAGGGGATTTAGTAGTAAATATAGGGGCTAATACCAAAGACCTAAATAAAAAGCTAGGTAGGGTTAGGCGTGATATGCGCTCAATGTCTAGCAATTTTGCTGCTGTAGGCAAAAATATGACCAGGAGCCTTACCATGCCTTTAGCTTTAGTAGGAGGTGCTGCCGTAAATTTAGCTGTAGAGTTTGAGAGCGCTATGGCTCAGGTAAAAGCAGTTAGCGGAGCTACAGCAGGAGATTTTAAAAGGCTAGAGCAAAGTGCAAAAGACTTAGGAGCTAGCACAATATTTACAGCGCGAGAGGTAGCAGCTTTACAGCTAGAGTACTCTAGGTTAGGCTTTAGTGCTGATGAGATTATACAAGTACAAGAGGCTACATTAAACCTAGCACAGGCTACAGGATCAGACCTAGCGCAAGCTGCAGAGGTAGCGGGTGCTACTCTTAGAGCCTTTGGCATGGATGCTAGCGAGACTGGCAGAGTAACTGATGTAATGGCTGCTAGTTTTAGCGCCTCAGCATTAAATATAAATACTTTCCAGGATTCTATGAAGTTTGTGGCTCCAGATGCAAAAGCAGCTGGGGTATCTTTAGAAGAGGTTAGCGCAATGCTTGGTGTGCTTGCTAATAGTGGTATAAAAGGATCGCAAGCTGGTACAGCTTTAAGGCGTATTCTCCAGGAAATGACGGGCACAAGCGGCACACTTACAGAACGTTTTGCAGAGCTAGCAGCTAAAGGTATAGGCGTACAGGGTGCAATGGATGAGGTAGGCCGTAGAGCTGGTACTTCTTTACTCGTATTAACTGAGGGTGTAGGCCAAGTAGATGAGCTTACTACAGCGTTTGAAAATTCAGCAGGTGCAGGTAAAGAAATGGCTGACGTTGCTAATGATACCGCCAAAGGCGGCCTTAAAGCTATGACAAGCGCGCTAGAGGGTGCAGGTATTGCTTTAGGTGAGGTACTTATTCCCTTTGTAACCGATGCAGCTAATTTTATACGAGAGCTTGCTACTGATTTTAAAAATTTAAGCGTAGATACACAAACTACGATAGTAAAAATAGCCGCTTTAGTCGCAGCTATTGGGCCACTATTAATCGTGTTACCTAATTTGGTAGGAGCTACTAAACTAGCTGCGCAGGCTTTTGTAGCTTTATCTAGTCCTTTAGGCGCTATAGCTTTAGCTGTAGGTGGTGCTGTACTAGCTTTTAAGGGAATTGAAGGAGTTTTTGAAAAGAGCAGAACAAGCGCTCAAAGATATCAAGATAGCATACGAGATACAGAAAATGCCGTAAGAAACCAAACCGCAGAAGTTAGGTATTTAATTAATGCTTACAAAGATGAAGAAAAAAGCCTAGATGATAGGCAGAGAATTTTAGATAGGCTAGGCGAGTTAGATGCGCAACACTTTGGAAACTTAAAAGCGGAGAATACACAATACATTGACCTTCAAAAAAGCCTAGATGATTATACAAACGCTCTAAGGAGAAATTTTATAGAAAAGGCACTAGCAGAAGAGGGCAGCGCTTTATTTTCACAATTAGCAGCAGATGAGCAAGCAATACAAAAAAAGCAAGATCTTTTACAAAGGGCTATTGATATTGAAGAAGAGGCTGGCAATATAACTAGAGAGGCTGCGCACAAAAACACTGTACAAATTAGCGGCGAGTTAGATGCTCTTAATAAAAAGAGAGATGAAACGCTCACAGATATTGAAGCTTTTGAGGCTAGACAAATTGCTTTACTTGATCGCTATGCAACTAAGCATACAGAAACTACTAATACTATAGTAGAAAATGAAGAGGAGCAGCAGGATGCAGTAGAAGAAGATAATGGAACAGACGATAAAATAAAAAAGCAGGAATTATTAGCGGGCTCTATAGCTTTTTTAAAGCAAAAGGTCTCAGATTTAAGAGAAGAAACAGAAAACGCTAAAGATGGCTCAAAAGAGCAAATAGATGCCCTAGATAAATGGAAAGATGCCACAGAGGAGCTAGAAAATGCTGTAAAAATATTTAATACAACTTTAGAAGAAAGTCCACAGAGCTATCCTACTGGTAGCTTAGGAGCTTTACGCGAAGAGTTAGGCGATTTACGCGAAGAGCTTGCCTCGTTAATTCCAGGCACACAAGCCTTTATAGATAAGATGGACGAAATTGATGGCGTAGCACAGCAAGTTGGTGAAGCTACAGAATCAATAGAAGAAAGTTTTGATAGTACAGGCGATAGCCTTACAAATTTTGCAAACAACGTAGCGTCTAGTTTATCTAGCGCTGCCTCATCTATGCTATCTAACGTAGGCCAGATGATAGGAGGCGCAGAGATGGGCGCGGAGGGTATTTTAGCACCTCTTGCAGACATGGCAATACAATTAGGCGAGCTAGCAATAGGGTATGGCGTAGCTATAGGAGGTATTAAAAAAGCTCTACAAAGCCTTAACCCTGTAGTTGCTATTGTAGCAGGTGTAGCTTTAGTAGCTTTAGGTGCAGGCTTAAAATCCGCTATGAGCAGTATAGCGTCAGGGAACCATGATATGCCTGAGCTAGCAGAAGGAGGGCTAGCCTTTGGGCCTACCACTGCTTTGATAGGAGATAATAAAAACGCTCGTATTGATCCCGAAGTAGTAGCCCCTTTAAGTAAATTGCAAGATATGCTTGGCGGCGGTAGCACTAACGTATACGGGCGTATATCTGGCGATGATATAGTAATAAGTAATGACCGCGCTACGCGCGATAGGAACAGATACGGATAATGGCGGTAATTTACGGTACAAGCGAATTTACAGACGAGAAAGGCACTACCTGGAAAGTTAATATAGTAGATGGCTCTATTTCTACGGGCAATTTGAATCATGCCTTTACTTTAGGCCCTGATGGCTTTAGGCTTTCATACGACTATGATAATTTTGATAGGTGCAAGCCTATACTAGGCTCTAAAGTAGAAATAACTCTATTACATAACGATGCCCTAGATACTCAGTGGAATAATTTCTACAATGCTTTAGATAGTGCAGTAGAGGGTACATATCGCATAGAAATTTATAGAGATCCAGATAGTGCTAATGAATTATGGTGGTGCGGTGAAATATTGCCAGAGCAAGTAATTATCCCTGATGCAATGCCAAACGCGCCCGTAGCTATAACGGCGGCAGATGGGCTAGCTAATTTAAGAGGTATAGACTATAACAATGCAGGCACCTCATATGATGGCACAGATACTGTACTAGCTCATCTATATAAAGCATTAACAAAAGTACATGCAGCAGGCGTATGGAATACTGGCGCAGAGTTTGTAAGATTTTTTGAGGATTTTTACAGCTATCAATATAAGGAGCTACTAGATGATATAGGAGGCGTACAAAAGCAGCTAGAAAATGCTAAAATAGAGCATGTAACATTTCATAATATAAACGAAAACGGGCTAAAAGAATACTACAGCGCCTATAGAGTTTTAGAAAGTATTGCCGTGAGTTTCAATGCTTGTATTTTTATGGCTCGCGGCTCGTTTTGGTTTGTGCCTATGGGTGCAATGCAGCAGCATGGAAACGATATACTAAAAACGTATCACTATGTAGCAGGCAATGGCGCAGTAACATATAACACTAGTGAAAATTTAGGCTCAGATTATCTAGTGCAATTTGGTAACGATAATACAGAATTTGAAAAGCTAGCAGGCTGGGAGCGATCAAGTACGCCTGCTTTTAAGGAGGTTACAAGGGTTAGAAATTACCAAGGTGATTTACCTTTGTTACTTGCATCATATTACAACTTAGATTCTGGGACTGGGTGCGGCGTTACTCTTAATGATGAGGATGCGCAGCAGCCTCTAGGTAGAGATTATATCATAACAGGCAGGCTAGCATTTTTTACTAATGGATTTAATACCCAAACGGGTATAGATAAAGTAGTAAGGCCTAGGCTACAATTTAAAGTGCGAGTAGGAGATGCAGGCGGTACTTCTAACTATGCTAGCAGGGTACCTACGTACTCAGCAAATAACCAAAGTACAAACGTATTTCAAGGCGAAACTGACCAAACAGGCCAGCCCTTTAGATTACCACAATACCCAGATACTACCTGGAGCAATACAGATACTAATAGAGTACACTGGGTAGGCAATGTATTTGATGGCCAAAATGGTAACGCCTCTTACCCAGATTATATTAGCAGCCAGTTTTATCATGGCCAAGATTTTGAGGTAGTAGTACCAGGCTTACCAGCTGATGCAGAAGGCTTAGAAATAACGGCCTGCCTAGATTTTATACAATGGAATGGAAACGCCGTTACTGCGGTAGATTATTTAGATACTAGCGTTTCATTATATAAGCTCCAGCAGTTTAGAACAGGTGTATTTGACAATGATGAATTGGCGCTATTTGGCCAGGTTACAATAAGAGCTAAAAACTCAGATGATGCGCGCTACCATTTCGACCAAGGCGAAACCCTTATAGGTGATGAGATTACAGGAGGCGCGCTAGGTGTAGTTAGCGTATATGGCAATAGCCTTAATCCTGGAGATCCACCAGAATGGCAAAGCGCTTCATATTGGAATAATGGCAGCGAAACTAGTGTAACGGGTTTTAGTATAAACGGCCTAGGAGTGCGCGAAAGGTTAGCAGCTAATAAATTTGCAGTACGTACAGAGCGCGGCACTTTATATAGAACAGGTACTAAATTTATGCACCCTTTTAACGTGCTTAAAAATGTTTATGATAGCAATAATTTCTACCAGCTTACTGGTTTATCTTATGTAGCTAATAGGTGTGAGTACGATGTAGAGTGTATATATCTCACTAGAAATATTACAGGAATAACACAGGCCCAGGATGGAAAAAAACCAACTAAAGGCCCAGGCGAAACGGGGCAACCTCCTGGCCCTATAGGAGTTTCAAAATTAGGTATAATAGACACCACAATACAGCAGGCTAACTTAGCTAAAACGCAATTTGTACAAGCTGACGGAGATGGAATAACATCCTTAAAGTATAGCGATGGAGCTGGAACTGATTACGCTATAATGGCTCCTGGATTACCCGCAAGTAGTTTTTCTATTATGTTGGCTCATGTTACTGGCACAAAGTCTTATTTAGCGCCTGGCACTACGGGGCAGGTTTGTACGATAGATAGTAACAATAGGCCTGTATGGGCTGCAGCAGCAGGCGGTGAGAGTGGCTGGTTTAATAGCACTACTTTAATGAAGGTAATGGCTACGGAATTTGTGCTAAACGATGCAACGGATGACAAATGGTGTATAGAAGATGGCACTACAGATAAAATATGGGGCAGGATATATGATAATAGAGCAACGGGCGTAGCTTACGCTATTAAAGCAATACCTACAGGCTACAAGGCTACTCACGTAAAAGTTTGGGGCGTAAATAACAGCGGCCTCTCAAACCCCATAACTATTAGACAGCACGATCATACGGATGGCGATTTAGTAAATACTACAAGTGGCAACTTTAACGCTACTATAGATATGGTAGATATAACTAGCAGCGCTACAGCTAACGTATTAATAAAAGTAGACCTAAGCAGCCATAGAACAGCAGGGCAGGATATAATTTATGGAGCAGATATAACAATAGCAGCAGTATAATGGAATGGGAAAAACTTATAGCAACTAATGTACTATGGGCAGGCTGGACGGCTGCAACTTTCAGCGAGTGCCTAACCTGGGGGCTAGGTGTAGTAGGTGCAATTACTCTAATATGGCTAAACGTAGAGGGCATAATAACACATCGCAAAAATAGGAGACATGACTGAAGCCATACCTTACCTATGTATTTTATTGCTAAATGTCGCTAATAATAGATACAAGCGATTAACATATCAGCGCTACGATATTAACGATTTAATAAGTATTGTAATTTGTATTATAGGGCTATGCGGTATTTTACTTTAGACGAATTTAATAGCCCTGATCTACCAGGCTCTGGTGAGTTTATGAGCCAGGATTTTTTAGACTTATTAGATAAGGCTAGAGAGCGGGCAGCCGTACCCTTTAGAATAACGAGCGGTTACAGAACGGAAAAGCATAACCGAGATGTACGAGGGGTACCAAATTCTAGCCACCGCTACGGGCTAGCGGCTGATATATCTTGCGTGAATAGCGCTAGAAGATTTTTAATTATAGAGGCTTTGTTATATGTAGGATTTACTAGAATAGGTGTAGCTGATACTTTTATCCATGTAGACCTAGATACAACCAAATCACAGAATTTAATATGGACATACTGACATGAAAAATATAACAATAGCACTAGCTAAACTAGACCTAACACAAATATTCAAGGATAAGCGCCTAAAATGGAGCGCTAAACGCACCAGCGCAGGCCTTATAGTTATTACAGCATGTCAGCAAATAGTAGAAAATGGCTGTACTTGGCCTAATGTAATATTATGCCTTATAGGAGTTTTACCGCTTTGCCTTTCTTTCTTTGAGAAAGATTGCGTACCTTGTAAGCCTTGTAAGGAATAGCAAGTATTTTCATTTTGATTTAGGCAGGGGTTACATTCAGTTGGCCCCTTTGCTTTTGCACAATATTTCGTTAATTACTTTTATTTGTCATTATTTGGAATGGGACAAAGTTTGTCCTATATTTGGGGTATCAATAACGAAAACAAAAACAAAATGAAGAATTTCAAAAACAGACGCGACGCAATTTTAGAAGTAGCAACTTTAGAAAACAAGTCGGACGTATTAAATTTTATGGGTAGAATGGTAAGCACTATGAAAGCCCACACATTAAGCACTTTAGATTGTGAGATGATAGCAGACGAATTGAGAATACAATTAAACAACCTATAAAAATAACGGGGGCTGAAACGCCCCTACAAAACCCCTACAAAATGACTTTTTTACAAAACAACTATGAGCGCGAAGCAGCAAGCTCACAATACTTAAAGCTGCAGCCAAATGAATCTGCAACTATTAGAGTAATATCTAAAGCTGTAGAAGGATTACAGACTTTTATGGACAACAAGCCACTACGCTGGCCCTTTGACGGAGAGATGCCTAAGAAGGCGTACAAATCAGAAGATAAAGTAAGGCCTTTTGCTGCTTTTAATGTATGGCACCATGAGGATGGCAAATTTAAAATCTACTCTTGCACAGCTAGGAGCATATTACAGGAGCTAGCTAATCTTAGCGATGTCGAAGGCGATCCAATGACATACGACCTTAAAATAACTCGTAAGGGTGCGGGGCTAGATACTAAATATTACGTAAGAGTAGAAAGCAAAGAGGCACTAGATTTAGACATACTAGAGCTAGCACAAAAGTTTAACGACAAAGTAGATTTAGACCAGCTATTTGTGGAGGGTGGAAACCCTTTTAATGCCTAAGCTATGAATATCAAAGATGTTAGATTATCATTCAGCTCGTTAAAGCAATTTAGCCGCAGCCCAGCACACTGGGTTATGTATAAAAAAAGGGAGTTTAAGCAAAGCTCTGCTATGCGCAGAGGCTGGCTTACTCACTTGCTAACCTTAGAGCCAGAAAAGCAGGTAGGGCTACAGGTAATAGACTGCAAAACAAGGGCAACTAAAGCCTATAAAGAGGCAGTAGAAGAGTACGGCGAACAAAAGGTATTTACTCGTAAAGAGTACGATGAGGCTCTAAATTTAGCTGAGGCTGTAATGAGTAACCCCATGGCTAATAAGCTTATATCTGAGGCTAATAGAGTAGAGGAATACCTACAATTTTCACTAGATGGCGTAAACTTTCACGGGTACGCTGATGTAGTAGGAGATGACTATATAGCGGATCTTAAAATAACAGATAACGAGCCGAGAAAAATTCAGCGCTGGGTACTAGATAACCTTTACCACATGCAACTAGCTTTGTATGCTCATGGAATTTTTAATTCTAAGGCCGAAATAAAGCACTATCTAATTACATGCGATCCTAACTCGCCTAACGGCGTAATAGTTTACGAGATGAGCTTAGAAATGGCTAAGGATGGTTTTAATAGAGCTAGGCTAGAGGTGCAAATGTTTAAAGACTGGTACCGAGGATGGGATGGTAAAAGCACACCTAAAAGCTACGATTATCTTGAACCACTTAACAAACCTATGCTCTTAGAGCTGCCAACATGGTACAAATGAACAATAAAGAGTTGAAAGAATATATACAAAAGCTATACGGCTCACAGCAAGCCTGCGCGGATGCTCTAGGAGTAGATAGGCGCACTATACACCGCTGGATTTATGAAGAGCCTAAACGTATGATACGCTACGCGGATAAAATAGTAAAAACTGCTGATACTACTAAGATTCAACTTATAGGAGAAATACTATACCAAGATGAGCAACTAAATGGCTAAAGAGTTTACAGGCGTATGGGTACCTATAGAAATTTATCAGGATAAGAATTTAAACCCTACAGATAAATTTATACTAGCTGATATACTCACGCTTACCGAATACTATAAAAGCAATGATACAATAGCTATTGAGGTAGGAGTCTCTAAACGAACCGCTACACGATCAATTAAAAAGCTAGAAGAATTAGGCTATATAAAAACTTACTTTAATGGTAGATCAAGGATAGCCAAAATGACTACCCCCATAGCCAAAATGGCTAAGCTGCCTAGCCAAAATGGCGAAGCTGCCTCGCCAAATCGACCACATAGTATACAGAAGAGTATACAGAAGAGTAAACATATTAGAATAGAGAGGCCTTTTAATTCAAAAGAATTTGATGAGATATGGGATATATGGATAGACGAGCGAAAACAACAAAAGAGAAAAAAGTACACCGAGCGAGGTGAGAAAGCAACTTTACATAACTTACAGAAAATATCAAACAACAATGAAAAACAAGCTATCAAAATTATCAAGCAAAGCATTACCCAAGGATGGGCAGGATTATTTGCTGTCAAAGGAGGAGCAAAGCGAAACGAGATTAACGCTGAGCAAGCACTTGAATGGGCTAGTGGAGAATAGCAGAAAAGTAGCAAGAGTACACACAAGCGAATCAGCCTTTGAGCAGGGGCTAGTATTACAAACAGCTAATAAGCTAGATAAAATTAAGACTAGGTTAATACTATTAGCAGAGCTAGAGCGCTTAATAAGGGCAGTAAATGCAACACGCTCTTTTCAAGATCAAGAAGATAAGCAAGACGCGATAGATGATATAATGGAAATATTTCCCAGCCTCAAAGTAGAGGAAATACTAGTAGCCTTTAAGATGATAAGGCAAGGTAAATTTGAGCTATTTGGCAACCTTACTACAAACACACTAATAAAGTGCTTGCATGATTACGAGCTAAAGCAGACTATACCGCTAAGAGAACAGCAACACACAGTACACCAGGGAGCTATAAAACCGCCGCACTTTGCAATGATTGACTGGCAGAAGTTAGGGGAGGCTCTAATAGTTGAACCACAAAAGAAAAGCCTAGAAGAGCTAGGCGGCCATATACACATAACTGCAGACGATCTTAAAGAAATTGAAAAAGCCCAGAAAGACTATAAAGAGAAAAACACTAATTAAAAAGCTAGATGCTGCCTTTAGCCAGTACATACGCTGGCGCGATGCTGATGCTGACGGCTTAGTAAAGTGTATAACATGCGATACAAAGAAGGATGTAAAGCAAATGCAATGCGGCCACTTTATGAGCAGGCGTCACTATGCTACCAGATGGCACCCTAAGAATAGCGCTGGCCAATGCTATGGCTGTAACATAGGTAACCAGGGCGCTCAGTACCGCATGAGTAAAGAGCTAGATATAAAGCATGGCGAGGGTACAGCAGAGAATATGTACAAGCGCTCACAGGATAGTAGGAAGTACACTAATGAAGAGCTAATACAATTAATTATATACTACAAAAGATTAACAGATGATATGCAAAGTAAACACAGTTAGCACACTGCACACACACCCAACATACACTAAGCAAGAGCGTATAGATATAGCAGAGAACTTACTAGAGTATGCTAGGCTAAAGCGTATAGAGTACAGTTATACAGATGGAGATGATGTATACATATCCGATTGTAAGATGACTGCTACTCGTAAGGCATGGCTTACTGCTATGGCTAGACAGATACACCAACCATCAAGCACCTCAATCTATGGCATCAAAACCACAGCCCAGAAAGCACAACAAGTATTACACAAGCGTAAAACCCCACGAGGGCAGAAAGTACAATGAAAAGAGATACAACAGTAGACGATGGAGAGCGTTACGCGCTGCATTCCTTGCCCGCAATCCTGTATGCTTTGATTGCGAGAGAATTGCCACAGTATGCGACCACATCACACCAGTACGGCAAGGCGGTAGCTTTTGGTACGGGCCTTTTCAAGCTCTATGCAACCACTGCCATGCTGTTAAGAGTGGTAAAGAGCGCCACAATGATGGGGGGAAGGGGTCTGAAAA